ATCGAATCAGGTAGATACAATGACGGAAAATTTAAAGTAACACCGCTATGAACATAGAACAAGTAAAAGAATACATTAACTCAGAAGGCTTAAACGGACGCAGCAGAGAGCAATTCTACGTCTTTAGAAGGCATTACCTTTGTTACGCTTTATACCGAACTCAGGAGCTAACTTTAAGCGAGATAGGTAAGATATTCAACCGAGACCATTCTACCGTGTTACATTCGATTAGAAAGCACGAAGAGTTAAAGGACGATAGATTGTACCTAAAAATGACTGAAAGCTGCTCACAATTGATGTCAGAGCCTGTGACGTTTACGAGACAAAGACGGAATATCTTTGAAGATGTAGCCAAAGCTACAAACTACGAGAAGCTGAGAAGAATCAGACGTTGGTTAAACGAAGGAAGATATGACCATCAAATCCCAAAAGAGCTACCAAGCAGAGAAAATTGGGAAAAGATAGGTTTACACATTAAGAGTAATTTTCCACAATCTGAACAAAATTTGATGTAATTAGTTACTTTTGTATACGGCTTCCTTCGACATTATAAAGCCTAAAGGTATTATTGAGCCATTTTAATGAAGCAGAGGTCGAAGGCTGCAGATTTAAGATGGCTTTTTTAATTGCTTAAACTTCGACAATGGCAAAAGACAAAAAATCGTTTATCCTTTACGTTGACCAAAAGGACTTATTTAACAAACTACCTGATGAGATTGCAGGTAAGTTAATTAAACACATATACTCATACGTTAGCGATGAGAATCCTGAGAGTGAAGACTTGATTGTTAACATTGCCTTTGAGCCAATCAAACAACAGTTGAAACGTGACCTTAAACTATTTGAAGAAAAGCGAGTTAAGCGAAGTGAAGCAGGTATAGCAGGAGCTAACAAACGATGGCAACCGATAGCAAACGATAGCAAACGCATAAATGCTATGGCAAAAATAGCTGATAATGTTAATGATAATGTTAATGTTATATCTAAAGATATATATAGGAGCTTCGCTCACCTGTCTATTTCTACTGATGAAGTAGATAAGCTACTCGAAAAGTACAGTATAAATCAAATTGATGAAACCTTAGATGCTATAGAAAATTACAAAGGCAACAAGAAATACGTTTCACTATATTTGACGGCTACAAAATGGTTGTCTAAAAACTCAAGCTCCGACACTTACAAAGATGATGGAAGTAAAGAGGCAGCTCTTGCACGAAAATTAGGAATCCTCAAATAAAAGCTATGCTAAGTAAACACGGAGACTCACTTCAGTACCTACTTGACGTCAGGGATGGTAAGATAAAACAAGGTCTTGGACTCGATTGCTTCTTAGATGAGCATTTGAGATTCAAACCAAAGCAGTTAAACATCATACTTGGTCACGATAACGTCGGAAAAACGTATTGGATAAATTGGTACTTTCTTACTCTTGCGCTTAAACACAATCTTACGTTCTGCATATGGTCAGGCGAAAATCAGAAAGGTCAAATCCTTAGAGATATGATACAAATGTACAGGGGTCAACACTTTTCTACATTGAGTCATTCACAAATCAGCGGAGATGTTGCTTACTTGGAGCAGTTCTTTACATTCATTGATAACTCGAAGCTATATAAACCTGATGATATTTTAGCGTTGTTTAAAGAAAGCGGAGCTGATGTTGGATTGATAGACCCATTTACAGGACTTGACCGAGAGATGAGCTTTGCAGGTAACTACGAATTTATGAACCGAGCAAGGCAATTTGTGAATCAGACGGGAATGACAATTTACATAAACACGCACCCAAACTCAGAAAGCGGTAGAAGCGGCAACTTGTATCAGGATGGTGATTTTAAAGGACACTTGAAGCCACCTTTAAAGGATGCAATTGAAGGCGGCAAGGCATTTTTGAATCGTTGTGATGATATGTTTGTAATTCACAGGCTAATCAAACACGAATCAATGAAATATGTAACTTGGGTGGGAGTAGAAAAAGTTAAGGATATGGAAACAGGAGGTAAGCACACGGCATTGAATGAGCCTGTATATTGTATGTTCAACTCAGGTTTGGGATTCCAAATAAACGGAGTAGACCCATTGACGAAACACCGCCCTAAAGAAGTGCAAAAGCAAATACAAGATGGCATATTATCAACATCGGAGAAACTCCGTAATTTAGCAAATCAAAACCCTTTCTAATGGATTTAGGACTACAAAAAATCAAAACCAATGCAAACTTGTGGACTATTCAGCAAAGAATAAAAGCATCACGAGAGCAAATACTAAAAACAAGACCTGATGCAACTGACTACATCAAAGGCGCAGAGCAAAGCGAAGAGGAGTTATTAGAGGCTATCAGCTTTCTTACTAACCTGTACGAACACGCAGTATCGATAAGTAGAGAAAATACGATTCTCGCTACTCGAAATATGGAGCTACAACGACAAAAAAACGAATTAGAACAACAAATAAAGTATAACAATATAGAAAACGAACTATGAAAAAAGAACAAAAGTTAGTCGCACTATGCGCAGTATTACCGGTATTAGCAGACTTCATTGAAGACCTCAACGATAACGGTGTATTCCGTCAAGGACTAAAAAACAAAGCAACGATGTTAATGAAAGAGATAGAGAAGGTAGATAGAGCCGTCCTGCGAATAGACGAAGCCAATGCCGAGCAGATTTTCAATGACCAAATAGAACTTCAGCAGTCTTTCCGTAAATGGATTCAGGAAACAATTAACGTATGAGGTGCAAGAACTGCAAGGAGAAGTTTGAGCCTATCCGCTTCAATCATAAATACTGTTTAAAAGACGAATGCGTCCGTGCTTTTGTAGCTGAAGCCAAAGAGAAGATGTGGAAGCATACTAAAGTCAAGATGAAGAACGACATAAAAACGAACTCAGATTGGCTTAAAGAAGCTCAAGTAGTATTCAACCGCTACATCCGTGAACGTGATAAAGGACTAAACTGCATTAGTTGCGGAAAACCACCGCTCAAAAAAAACTGCGGTCACTTCTACAGTCAAGGTGGACACGCTAATGTTAGATTTGACGAGGATAACTGTCATCTTCAATGTGAGCATTGCAATACTTTTCTGAGTGGTAATCTATTGAACTACCGAGAAGGTCTCTTAAAACGCATCGGAGAGGCTAAATTGGACGCTTTAAGCCAACGTGCTAACGAAACACGGAAGTACACAAACGATGAGCTGCAAGAAATAATTAAAACCTACAAAAACAAGATAAAAAATGGAATATAATAGCGACTTCCGTTACGACCTTAAAATTGGTCAGGAGTATGAAACCCTACTAAGCGAGGTAATAGAGTCTACAATCGAAGTAAAACGTGATTTTAAGTGCTATGAGACAGGTAATCTATTTGTCGAATACGAGAGCAGAGGTAAGAAAAGCGGAATTAGTACAACGCAGGCGAAATGGTGGGTGTATTGGTTTAGTAAAACACGAAGCATACTGATTGAAACAAGCGAATTAAAGGATATGTGCAGAAAATATATAGGCACTTCACGAGATATTTTAGGCGGAGATTCTAATACGAGTAAGGGAATCCTGCTACCGATGGAAGATTTGATAAAAAATATTTAACTTTTTTTTACTTGGGTATTGTTTATATAAGAATATAATCTATCTTTGTCTAAATTAAATTTATACGCTATGAAGAATTTATTAAAATCGTTGGCATCATTCCAACAAGAAGTGCCTGTTATTCACAAGGCAACACAAGGCTACGGCTACTCTTACGCTGACTTGCCTAAAATCTTTGAAGTAATCAATCCGCTGCTGAAAAAACACGGACTTGGATTCACTCAGACTCTACACACAAAGGAAGACGTTAACTACATTGCCACAATGGTATTCCACGTTGAGTCAGGCGAACACATCGAAAGCTCAATTGCTATTCCTTACGTTCAATTGAAAGGTATGAATGATTTTCAGTCCTTCGGTTCAGGTGTGACCTACTACCGCAGGTATGCCATCTCGGCTGCGCTTTCTTTAGTGACGGATAAAGATACCGATGCTGCCGGTGAGCAAGTTAAAACCGAGAAAGCAAAACCTGCCATTGACCAAAAGCGATTTGCAGCAGCAGTACAAGCCATTGCAAAAGGCGAATACACTCGTGAAAAGCTCGAAGCATCGTTTGCATTAACTGAAGGTCAAACGGATATGCTTAACGCACTATGAAGACTCTCAAAATTAGGTGTTCTGCCATCGGGAAACTGATGGCTACACCTCGCTCTAAAAGCGAACTACTAAGCCAAACTGCAAAGACTTACATTCACGAGTTAGTTCTTGAACATAAATACGGCATCCGTAAGGAGTTTTCAAGCCGTTACACAGACAAAGGCAACGCAGTTGAAGATGAGTCTATCTCGTTGGTCAATGAGGTCTTAGACGTCAAATTTATCTACAAGAATGAGGAGCATTTTACAAACGATTGGATAACAGGCACACCTGACGTAAACAC